CGAACAGCTTCTGTGCCATTTCCTCTATGACAGAATCCGAGGTAAAAGAAGAACGGCAGAAAATCGTTTTGAAGTCCTGTGTTTCATTGACGGTTTTGGCATTATCGACAACGAGGCAAAGGAAGCGTATCTCCTGGTTGAATGTTACGGGTTTATTTTCCAAGGTTCCATAAAACCGCTGCCCGTACAAGGCATCTACCTTGTGCTCGCCATTGGCGAGCGGCACACGAATGAAACGGTAGTAGCGCCCGGACGGTTTTCCGGTATCGGGAATTGTGTTGCCTTCGAACACGGATGCGCCGGATTTGATAGCCTGCTCAAAATCCTCACGAGTTAAATTGATAGTCATAATTTCTTCCTTTCTGTTTTTATTATTTTTTAGCTGTTTTCTTCGATGCACAATTTGCTGCTACGAATGTTTTCCAACCATTTTTCATCCATAACATTGCCAAAACGATATTTCTTCTGCGACTCGTAGGACAAATCGCAGCCGGAAACGACATCACCGATGGCGTTCAAGTACAGCTCGCCGCTGTAAAAGTCGATGCCGCCGGTTTTGCTGAATTCGTATTCGAGCTTGTCTACATTAGGTTCACGTTTCTTATAGATATTCGAATCGAGATTCTTAGCACGCCCTTCGTTCAGTAAACAAGCCCGATGAAAGTCCGTTACCTTATCGTTACGGTTATATTTCAAGCCACTAAGGATACTTTTACTTTCATATGGGATTGCTTCGTGGAAATCATCGCTGCTGATACAAAGACCACACGAATAGTCATCCTTGTCATCGCAATAATTCCACCACTCCAGACTCGCCATAGCAAGGTCAGCCATCTTATCGACGGCTTTTCCGTTGGTGACCATGTAAAAGCTTCCAACGGCGATACCGCGCTCTTTGACAGCTTTCAAGGTGTATCGAATTGCAGGTATGTTCAGAGAAATTTCGCCGCCGGTAAAGGTAAGAGAGCTGATATAAGCTCCCTTCTCAAAGCTGTCGAGAAAAGCATCGATGTACTTCTCCTGAATATCGATGCTTTCGGCATCTCCGCGCAGGCAGTGCGCACAGCACATATTGCACCGGCGCGTAACTTCTATGAATACGCTGTTTGCGGCATAAATACGCATTTTTTCATGTCCTTTCTGTTATTCTTCCGCGCAATCCTCGTAGTCGTCTATGAAGTTCTCGTTGCGGTCAACAACAACATTCACATCCGGCGGAGCAATTTTAGCCAGACCATAGTTCAAGAAGAACGAGCCGGGAATGTCATCGACATCGCCCCAGTTCCAGCAGCCACAGTTGATTTCCAGCTGTCGTTTGCCTTCCTCCGTCTTGAGATAGTCCTTGACAGCACTGCGCAGGACGCTTTCCGGGTCATGGATTTGCTCCGAATTGTAGCTGAATTGCATCAGTGTGCATTCCGTTGCGGATAAGGCAATGACCTCATTGGCGACGATTGTAAAAACTCTTAACATTGGTGTTTACACTCCTTTTTTGTTTTGACGCAAAAAAAGGGCGGACCTCTCAGAAAGGAGAAGTCCGCCCTTTAAGCGAAATTGTGAATTGTACGAAAGGCATAAAACCCTTTCGATATGGGATGTTATCTATCGTACAATACCCATTCTATTCAGTTCGCACATTTTGGCAAGAAAAAATCACCACCTACTTGCATAGGCGGCGACTGATGCTTGCTATTGTTTTAGAGCCTTATTGGAGTTTGCCGTTTCCGAGTCGGCCAGGGCGCGTTCCTGAACCCGGGTCGTTCAGAGCGGGACATTCCGTGTACTACTCAAATAGGCTTATATGGATTGGATGCTGATTGGATATTTATGGCTTGCAGTATCCACAAGGCGTATATCCCTGCTCGATAAGTTCCGCTCTTGTGCCGGTATACTCCTCCCTGTTTGCATCGCTTATCTGAGATGCAGAAGAGCAATCGGGGCGGTGAAATTTGAGAGAATTCGTGTTCAGGATATAGGTCTCAGCTACCGTGTCAGGTTGCTGCGATTCTTCCACCTCGGCGCTAGAGGTTTCGATGTCCTTATGGTACTCCCCATACGAGAAGGTGACTTCCGAACCGTCAGAAGTGCAGTAAATATCACCGAGTTCGTCCGTTCTGAACACCTCTACTCCCGCGCTGGCCAGCTTTGTGAGGGTTTCGCTGTGCGGATGGCCGTAGCTATTGTCCCTGCCACAGGATATGACGGCATAAGTAGGGTTCACGGCATCCAAGAACGCCTGAGAGGTGGAGGTGCTGGACCCGTGATGCCCGACCTTTAAGACGGTGGATTCGATGTCTTGGTCGGATTCGAGTATCTTCTCTTCCGTTTCCTGTTCGGCGTCGCCTGTGAACAGGAAGGATGTATCGCCGTAGACAATGCGAATTACGATGGAAGTATTATTCGTGTCCTCAGGCACGGAATTGACAGCCACAACGGTGACGGTGGCTTCCCCTAGGGTGAATGTATCCCCCACTGCCGGGACCGTAATACCACCGCCTCTCTCGTCCGCACGAGCCTTAAAGTTCCGGAATGCTTTGCTGTCATACTCTGTCACAGGACAGAATGTGACATCGGCTGTGTCAGCCTCGAAGGCACCCGAAAGACCTCCGATGTGGTCTTCGTGAGCGTGTGTTCCTATGACATAGTCTAAGTGTCCCTCTGTCTCGCGCTGTAATACTGAGTATACAAGGTTCGAGTCATCGGCATTGCCGCCGTCAATGAGCATCGAGTGCCTATTACAGGTGACGAGGGCGGAATCTGCCTGCCCGACATCGATAAAGTGGATGGTAAAGCTGCCGCCTTCCGATACGCCAGCCGTCTCCTGACCGCTTTGTGCGGTAGTTTCTGAGACGACCCCGGATACAGGAAGGCTTCCCGGAGATTCCGGTGTCTGACCGCAGCCTGTGAATGTCAATGTGAAGAACGCAGCAATTACCGCTGCAGTTCTCCGAAGAAATTCGTGTTTGGTTTGCATATATTTATTTCTCCTTTCAAACAAAAAAAGCGGACCCGTCCCCCGAAAGGGATAAGTCCGCTAAAAACGAAATTGTGAATTGTAAGATATCTGGTATCTATCGTACAATTCTATTTTACCGGTATCGCAAGAACATGCAATACTTAAACCGTATCCGAAACCTCATGGCACAGCATCCTGTCCGCATAAATACAGCAAAGAACCAAGCCAAGGCTCGCAACGCAGCCGAACGCGACATGCTTCGGGGAAAGAAGGAGCCATTCGATGTCGTTCATTACTTTCACCCAAAACAAAACGCCCATCATAGCAATGATGAGCGGAATAAAGACAGTTCCTGTGTAATGCAGGAATTTTCGGATTTTTCTTTTTTGCATCCTAAAACTACATCTCCAATCATGCTTGCAAAACAGCCTGAACCACATATCTCTGATTCGTTGGGCTGTAATACCCAAACGGATAGCAGGTATACATGATGAGTTTATCGATTCCGTCTGTGAAATTAACGAGGACAGTGCCATCATCCGCAATCACGGTGCTCGCATCCGAGGATACATAGCCGGGGTTTGCTAGGGTGACGGAATACACATACTCGCCGTAATCGGTATCCACAACAAAGTTATCCCCTATGCTGACATATTGCAACAAAGAAAACACGCTGTCGTTATGTGCGCAAAGCAGATGTCCTCCGGTCACACCGACTTGATAAGAACCGGGATACTGATACACCCCATCGCGTTGATTCAAAAGACTCTGGTCATCGCCCCAGATAAGAGAAGAGTTTAGGCCAATCGCGTCACAGGTAATCGTGCCGTAGGCTTGACCCCAGGCTGCAGGGGCAACATCACCCCAGACAGAGGTCGCTGCCGCAGGTTCGGAAGTCGGCGCAGGCGTTGGTTCGGGAGTCGGACCCGGGGAAGGTTCAGGTTGCGTTGTAGGAGACGGTTCAAAAGGCGCAGACGGTTCCGCGCTCGGTTCCGGTACGCCGGATAAGTCCGGGATTTTCTGCGCTTCTTCTGCTGTTTCTTGCGTCGCAGATTCAGAGGTGCTGAGAGAGGATTCGGATTGTGCTGATTCGGCAGGCAGAGGTTCCGCTTGCCATGAACAGGCTGCAACACTGGTCAGCACAGCCAATGTTGCAACGAGTATCAGTGCTTTGGTTCGCCGCATTTGAGTTTGTCCTTTCTTAAACAAAAAAATATATAAAAAAGCTGCCCTCAGTTCTTGTCGAACCGGGGCAGCCTTTTAGCAACGGACAGAATCAGCCATTTTTGTGTGCTTTCCGAAAGAATTTGTGGCTTACACTCCTTCGCCTTTCGGATTCCGCAGGTACTCATGCCGTCATAATAGAGCAGGACACCAATATCTTCTGGTATCTCTCCTTTGACCTTCTTATATAACTCTGTGGGCATCGCATAATAGTTGCAGTGCCCGACGAAATTGTGCCCGTGTGCCGAGTGAAAATCGCTCACAGAAATCTTGATTTCCACACAAGTGATGACGGCATCGAGCGTATACAGATGATTCGTCTTGTGGAAGTGGCACCATCGCTCGGAACAGTGCTCCCTGCAAAAATCCGGCGATGAAATATTCTTGACGCAGGTTGCCTCTTTTGCTTTTTGCTGAATCGCGGCAAGCGAAGCACACGTATCCGTTTCGATAAGCGAGGCCAGTTTGCAGGTCCCATATTTGGTTTCGGAGGTAAAGCATTCCTGAACCCTGACGAAATCGACCAATCCGGATTTGACAGACCCGCATTCTACCGGCACTTCTAAGGCATCGAACCCTTGACGAAACGAATCCACCCGATACCCGCCGTAGCTGGAAGGATGCCACGCATGAAGCGCGGCCTCAATATCGCGGGTCAGCTGAGTTTTCGCCATCAGGTATCACCGGAAAATCTGCTGACCAATCTCGACCATCTTACGGCGTTTGCGGTGCAGCGAAACAAGCTGGTACACAACGACGGCAAATGCCGCAGCGGCAAGAAATTTCAGAATCTTTTTCATGGTAGTCCTCCTTAGTTTGTTAGTGGCTTAGCGCTTTATTATTGCTCCGCCGTATATTGCCGCAGCATGAGTTCCTGTACCGTCATGACCGTAAAGCCTTCCTTCGCCGCCTCATTGAGGGCTTCGTAATAGTCATCTACATACAGAGCCTGCGCAGCATTCAGACCGGCAGCTTGGGTCAGGAGTTTCATGACGGAGGTTTTCCGTTCGGGGGTGGCAGTCCCGATGACATCGAGGAACTGTCCCGGATAGTGCATTTCAAGCCACTGCTTTTTATACGGCAGGGTCATACTGTCCTGCACGCGAGTAATGCAGTATTTCGGGATACCGTCGCAGCTTTCGAGGAAATGCTGGACAAGCGTATTCGCTTCCCCAATCTCATCGAATACCTTGTACCCGCCCCGGTTCTCAGCCTCATACCGCAGCAGCCGTGCCCTGTGTGCGTCGGCAGTCGCGTCGAGTTTCTGTTCCCGATAATGGATGAGAAGGGTATCGTCGAAATCGAAGAACATCATACGAATTTTTGAGAAATTCATGGGTCTCACCTTCCTTCAGTTTCTCGCCGATGCAATTTCGTGTCGAACGACCTCGGCTTCGGTATAAAACTCATCGGTGTAGTCATTATCGTTCGTCTCCTGACAGACCTTGTGCCGGTACGGCGCGGAGCCTTCCTGCTCGATGAAAATGCGCCAGACGCCGGAGGAGAAGCAGACAAAGAGAATCGTGCCGTCATCTAAATAAAGCCGGACTCCGGCAACATCGAAACACCCGATTTCATCCTCGAAGTATCGAGAATTTTCGATACAAACGATATCATCGCTATAGCCGTAAATCTTGACCATTCTGTTACTGCCCCCTTACTTGATTACAAAATCCTTTGTGGCATCCTCTGCCTCACTGTACCGGCTCACATTGTGCCGAGCAGCCTGCAAGAGAACATCACGCTCGGCATCGAGCGCCGCCTGCATTGAAGTCTGCTGTACCTGCTTGGCATGGGATGTGCGAGTGTTCTTGTACTGCGGATACTCTGCGACGATTTTATCCATCAAAGCCCAGCGCTCTTTGTCGGAAAGTGCGTTTAGGTTGATGTTATCGCGGTGCAGCCGTTCAATCGCATAGTCCAAATACGCGAATTCTTCCGCAGACGGGATAGCTTCTATATAATCCCGCATCGTGGCGGGAGGACCGTTGTAGGTCGCCATGGCTTCATTGTACAGCGTTTCTGCAACCTCTGACCCGTACCAGTTATCCGGCTCATAGCCATGATTCCGGTACACCTCCGCTACCCAGAGAGAAAATGCTTCGCTGTAGGTCATGATGTTTTCTCCTTCTTAGAAGTCCCCAAACGAGAGCTGACGGCTCTGCGAGACCGGGATATTGGTTTTGGGCTTTGACGAGTGCTTAACTTCACCGTACTTGGTGAGATTCCGGCATTTATATCCGTAGCCCTTCTGTGCGGCAGAAATCGACTTGTATCCGTATCCGCTTGCATCGTCCAGCACCTGGTCCTTGTCGTTCAGATTGACGACAATATACCGCACATCGTTGGGCTTAGAGAGCCGGGACGAACGAATAACGGTATAGGGGATGCGCTTATCGAATTGAGGCTTTTCTTCTTCCGGGTCCGGTTCGGGCTTTGCGGCCTTCTCCTCTTCCGGCATTTCAAGCTGGACATCGACCCCTGCCTTAACGAGGGATTCGAGCGTAGAGGCAAGGGTCTCGTACCGCGTATTCTCCACGGTATTCGTATCCTTCTTCTTCCGCTCCTTCCAGACCTTCAACAGCTGGCGTTCGCTGAAATTGATGATAAGACCACGGTCTTTGAGCATCTTACGAACAACATAGGTGGAAAGAGAAGCGTAGTTTGCATATTCGCCGATATGGTGCTTGATATCCACCTCGGTCTTGGACATAGCTGCTTCGAAATCCCTGTGATTGTCGAGCCAATCCTCAATAACGCTGAGCAGTTCCTTCTTGGACATGGATTCCTCTGCCAGCTGCTTATTTTTCCGGACATAATCCTCACAGGCAGCGAGAATCGAATCGTAGCCGTTCATGGCGCTGTTATCGATGATTTGACGGTTCGCAGCATCCACAATGATATACTGCTCACCACGGCGGATGATAGAGATACCTTCATCAGCCGTCTTCTTTTCTTCCTTGACATTGCCGCCGACATCGAATTCCGGCAGGGAATCATCGGTCATGATTTGCTCGATGATGGTATCGAGGTCCTGCGTATAATCCTTGGAAATCGTATAGCTTTCTGCCTTGGCAAAGACCTGCTTCGTGATACAGGTGATTACCGCGTCAAGGAACTTGTCAGGGTCCGGAATCTCGATTTCATACATCATGTTATCGCGGATATTCCAGACAACACCCTGCTTTAACCCGGTAGCCAGCATATAGCAGGCACATTGCAGGAAATGCTTGTGCGCGAGCGAAGACACGAATTTCAGCAAATAGACCTTGTTGTCCTTCACGACATCCGCCATGCCGCTGATAACAAGTTTCTTCTTTGCCTTGGTATCTACCATGGCAGTCAACTCACAGCGTTCCTGTACGGACTCGTCTGGAGTGAACACCATAGACAGACGCTTGTTCAGGTCTGTTTCCTGCGCTCTCGTAATGAAAGGGAGCTCGACCTGTTTTACATACCGGTCCTGACTCGTCATCAGCATCGTCAGGAACAGCACCTTCTCCTCCACGGATTTCCAGCTGGAAGGCAGCGCTACCTTTTTGTCGTTATGCAGGTACATGTAGAAGGCAATCGCGCTGTCGATATCGTAGTAGTCGAAGAAGTTCGCCTGCTGGTAGATGCTGATGCAGGGAGCCAAGTCAATCATCGCATCCGAATGCTTGATTTCGATTTCATGCACATCCTTATGGAACACCGGCGTCGTATTGATAAGCTGGTAGCAGTGCTCTACATCCTCATCGAACTTGAAATCGAACATCTCAGAGATATCGAACTTTGTATTGAACTCCTGATTCATCTTGACGGGAGTCATCAGGGTTTTATCGCTGACCAGCCCAAATCTGTCCTCTTTTTTCGGAGGCTCTACAAAGATGACCTCATCCTTACCGCGACTCGCCGCAACGCAGAAAAGGTTTCTCAGAATCTCATACCGCGCCGTAGGCTGAAATACACGGGAGCACCAGTAGGATTCCGTGAAATCAAAGACAACACAGATGGGGCGCTCCATACCTTTACTGCCGTCAAAGGTTGTAAAGATACCAACGTCTGCGCCGGGTGCTACATGCTTTTCACCGTCCGGTTCCTTGATGCTGGCATATACATGGTTCTTGTCATAGAGGTTGCCGGGTCTTGCTTCCAGTTCATTCAGAACCTTTACCATAGACCCCGTTCTGGCACCGAGACACAGGACATCCTTCGGGTTCTTGGTATCCAGATAGTCTACCACCTGCTCGCGGGACATGGTCGATACCTTACAGCTCTTGTTCACACCGTTGATATCCTTGCCCCAGATGTTTCCGAGCCGCTGTGCAAGGTCATGAGACAGGCGGAAACATTGCGTGAAATTGACCTGAGTGTGCTTGCCTAAGAACTTATGGATGAACGACCAGATATCCAGCGAGGTCTGGTCATAGATTTTCTGTTTCATGTCCCCGACTGCGATGATTTGAAGACCGGGATTCGATTCCTTGATGTATTCGAGCATCTTCGAGATTTCCTCGTTGATGTCCTGATACTCGTCGATGATAAGCACGTCAAAGTGCCCGACAGGAACGCGCTTCCTCAAGACCATCCCAATCTGCTCGCCCTGTCCGACATTCTTGATACCGCGTCGGTACAGGATTTTCGAGGCAAATCCATGATAGTTCTGGACCGTGACATTATCGTTCAGAATCTTTTCCTGTGCATCGAGTTTCAAAAGCCGGTTATAGGTCAGGTACAGAATTTCCTTAGAGGAATCAAACTCGTTGCACAAAACATTGATTGTGGACGTCTTACCGCTTCCGATACAGGCATCGCACAACACGTTTTTCCCGTCAAGCGCCAGCCGTACAAGGTCCTGCTGTTCGCTGGACAAGTCTTTGAGCGTCATTGTAATCCCTCCGAATAGTAGATTGGCAGGCAATAAAAAGACCCTGACAGCCATTAAACAGCCATCAGGGTACAGTTTTTAGTCTATAATTTAGATTGTATGCAGTTCGCACAAATGTGCAAGAGGCTGTGGATAAAAATCGCTGTTTGTATATTTTATTTCTCTGCTGACCGCCAGCAGAAAGGGGTTAGAGGAGCATGGTTTATGCAGTGTCCCTATACCAACTCGATACATTCCGCCTCAATACGGTGCCATTTATCGGTGCTTGCATCGTATTCCAGCACATCTTTTCCGACCATCTCCCCGTTTTCGACGTACTCTAAAATGTGTCGAACTCGCATCGGCGGATTATCGTTCTTCGCATGCCATAGTGCGATATCCTTGTTGTCGATGACGAACGCAGGTTTATAGCTGACAAAGGGGCTACCGAGAGGCTGTGCTTGCCGACTTGCCTCGTAGTACGATTTTACATAGCCGTCACGGGAAGTATTGCGAATAGCACGAGCGCCTTCTTTGTCGCCTTGCTCGTCCAAGGTTTGTGCAATTTCGTCTACACACCGGTTAAAATGCGTGAGGTCTTGACTGTTTTTGGCAAAAATCAGTTTTCTGATTAACCGCACTGCGTCTTGCTGCGTCACAAACCGCTCCTTTCACGTTTCTGTCGAAACCAAGAAGATTTTCTTTGAGAAAATCCCCTTCTCCGACGCTTTCTGACTTCTGACCTGTTCTATTTCCCGCTTGGAAACAGCGCAAGTCTTACCCATAGCGTACAGGACCTCCATCACATCCGCCATTTCTTCGGCACAGTTCAGAACGCTTCGTTCCTTGGCTTTGTAGGCTTCCAGCAGTTCAGCGACCTCTTCCTGCAGTTTGTTTGTCAGAGCGTCCTCGTACTCTTTGTCGGACAGCGTGCGCGTCACACAGGTTTCCCCGTTCTTCTCAACGATAGCCGGGATATTATCCCGAACCAGCTTTTGGTACATCATAGTTTTACGCTCCTTCCAATCTACAGTGCCGCAGCGGTATGCGCAGCTTACGGTAGGCACTTTCGATTTCTCGTTCATCTGCGACTCCTTCAAAAACTACGCAGCCCTTTTTCTGCTGTTTAGATAAGTATGTGGGCAAATCATCGTTTGTGACAGGAATGAAAGAGTATCCCCGCTCGCTGGCGTACATAGCCGCCAAAGCAGTCATCTTCTTACCAGATTCTGCTGCAATGACGACATTTTCCCGTTTTGCCAGCATCTTATCGAGGTACTCTGACATTTGCATGCGGGACTTCGTCATCGATAACGGCGTTCCTGCAACTCCGCAAAAGAACCAATCCTTTTCGCAGATTCTGTCCTCACACTCTTGACATTTCAGGTAGACGACATTGCCGTTTGTATACGGACAATAATTCCCCATGCTCAAACCTTTTTGAAATATTTCTCGACATACTCATCCGGCAGCGTAATGTGCATCTTATTTGGACCTGAAAGTTCCTTGAAGTTCTGCTCGCCGCCGCACCATTCTAAGCGCCAGATGGTCCCGCGCTTTACCCGATATGGAATTTTCTTGCCATCTTGACCGATGGCATCAAGCCATACATCGAACGGCTTGACGCATTTGTAGTTGGTATTGTACATGCTAATCCTTTACTTTTTGGGCAGCGCCCAAATCTCAACGTTCACATTCCAAGCATTGGCGGCTTCTTCAATGAGATTCAGCACCGTTACCCAGTTTCCGCCTGCCAACCCGCAGCCGAGACCGTAAGGAACACGGAAAGTTGCATTAGGATGTTCTTTCATTGCTCTGAAAAGAGCCGTTCCCAACGCCGCGTAGTTCGTCTGACGCTTATCTCTGCCGAAGCTCGATTGCCCAAACAGGTTAGCAACATACAGTTGCGGGGCGACCTGAACCACCTGAAAGTCACCGAGTTTCTTAGGATTGCAAACTTTCACATACTCGTCGAACACAATGGGCCACTTATCCCGAATCTGTCTGGCAAGACCAGCACCCATCGCGGCACGACAGTTCACCTGATGACAAATGATAGTATCCTCATTACGAGTCGGCGGTGTTAAGATATTGCCCTCAATAAGGTTGACACTCATAGTCATTCACCAATGTCTAAGATTTCGTATTTTCTCGCTGCAAACCCCAGCAACTCATTGTAGATTCTGGTTGCGATTTCCAAAAACTCAGTATCGCAGATTTCTTTTCTGCGTAGGAAACGGTTGTCCTTCTGCATCTCTGCTGCGGTATTTGCCACGATAGCCCAGATGCAGCTGTTGATGACAACGGGCGGCACAATGTCGTCTGCCCAATTCTCAACCGCATATTCGCTGACCGCATATTGCGTATCATACACTTCATCGTTCAGCTTTGCGCTATAAAACCTTGCCTGTCTCTCGCCCATGATGGAGTTTATGATGCTCCGGGCAGTCTGGATATCTTTGCCCTCCACATTGCAGATTTCAGGACCAAAGAAGCCTTTCGTCTTGTTGCTGAGAAGGACAAGCTGCATCGCCAATGCCGTAGCGCACTTGGAGAATTTCTTGGCATAAGTATCCGGTATCTCAACAGGAATATATTCAGCCGCAGGACCCTGCAGATAGTATTTCTGTGTATCTTTTTTGTCGTGCGAACTCTCGAACAAAATCGAGGGCAACGCAACCATAATTGCTTCATTTACATTTGCTTTAACAGTTCGTAAAACTGCGATATTTGCCAGCATTCTTTTATCCTCCTCGCTTTTTACTGAGCCTGATACTTGGCGATAATTCGTCTTGCTTCCCTTTTCGGTACGCCGAACAGAGATACAGCAATCCGACTCAGTTTATCCATCTGTGTGGGGTCTGTCAGGACCACGTTGCGATGCATATCATGGATGTCAGTAGCAACAACCACCTGAGCATATCCGATTATATCTTCATCGAACAGCCGCTTTAATTCTTTTGCAAACTCTTCCCTGCTGAGTTTAAGCAAATAATCGCTGTTAATGAACATGTCGAGTGGGAAAATATGCTCGTTATCGAACTCCTTCGGATGCGCATTTGCAAGGTCGAGTTCCGGGCGGAACATGGTTTTATCATGCACCAAACCGTAAATAATGCCGGCCGCTTCTCCGCTTTTGCAATCAATTTCAAATTGTCCTCGCTGTGCATCAGCCATAGGTTGTCCCCTCCGCCAGTTTTTCGTATATATTCTGTGTGCGTGTGTTGTTTTCGTCTTTGTGCATGAGCACGACATTTGCCATGCTGGTATAGTAGTTGGCTACACTGTTACCTTCTACGGTAAATTTTATGTTCTGCCCGCTATCGACTACCTCGTAGCTGATGAGTTTATTCGTGACCCACTGATTATTGTACCGAAAGTATATGTAGTTGTATTCTGTGGCTGCGGTCTCAGGCGTCATGTTTTTCTCCGAACCCACCGTTTCGGCAATCTCAGGAGTTGCCATCCGAATGATTTGCGCAGGCAAGTCCTTGATGCCGTCCTTGGTCTTGTCCGCCACCTCACTGCATCCCTCGAACGCTACAGAAATGGTTGCGACAGCAAGAAGGAAGAGTGCTTTGTGGATGAACGAGAGGAATCGCTTCATAGACATGCCTCTGAAATATCTTCGATGATACGGAATGTTTTGCTTGTTTTGATACTTGCATTATACCATGAAGTTGTATTGAATACAACGATGAACGCTATATGTTCACGGATTAGATACATTTTTGGCAAAGCAAAAAACGCCCGCAAAAAGAAAAGACCCGCCTGTTAGCCGCAGGCAGGTCTTTCTTCGCAGTGAGCATTTAAGGTCGGCTCAGGACCCTATTCGTCTCTACCGAAGCAGCGTCATAAACGCTGTTTGGCATATTCTATTGTATGCGGGTCGCACGGGTCGTCAACTATGTTTTGCAGCTACACAGCAAAAAGAAGTCTCACCCGCTGATGCAGGCAAGACTCCTAATTGGCTCAGCTTAATCTTTGAGGTCGAAGCTATACCCTTTCTTATCCATCGTCACGAAGCCATTGCGGGTCTGACATTTGCTGTCACCGAAATAAACTTCGAGGGTCATGCCGGTGTCCTCGCCATCCAGCCATTGTGGGCGCATATAAGCCGCAAGGTCGTACAATACGCCGACAGCGTAGGCAATCAGTTCATCGCTGTTCATCGCTTCGTTGACCGCATCGTCATCGGCCTCGACAGGGATGCCGATGGAGGCGGTAATGGTGTCGGGTGTGTTGTCGTCCAAAGCTCTGCTCATGGTAAGTTCAAATTTCAGAATGTTAGTTTCCATGATGGATTCTCCTTTGTATTGATGTGTGTGCTTGCTACACTTTCAATTCTAGGCCGTTCGCATAAGCGGTCAACCACCACACTACCCTGAAATCCGGCTAGGTCGGGTTTTACAAAAATTTCTTTTGAAAACAAAAAAATAGCCCGCACAGAACTGAATCTGTACGGGCTGGTATTAGTCATGAGGATGTTCGTGGTGGGGTTCAGGAGGCATACCATGCGGGTCGGGCTCGGGGAAGCAGCCATGGTCCCCGATGATTTCCGAAGTACGGATACCGTTCGCTTTCCGGCAAGCCTCGATGGTCTTAGAAAGCACTTCCTTAACATCACGCGGGTTCTTGATACGACGGATATCGATTTCCGGTGTCATGGCATCCGTGGAACAGAGATGGATGCTGCCGACACGGCAAAGGCGCTCATAGAAGTTCTGTTTGAACGCGATGTCCCGGACACGGTACAGCTGAATCTCGTCTTCGCGCAGATTAAAGCAGCCACGCTGGATGATAAGTTTGGTCTCGGTCAGGGTGTACTTTGTAAAGGACAGCGGCAGAGAAAAGATGGTGTGGCGTTTTCGGTCGGTCCAGAGAATTTTCTCCTTGTCCAAGTCGATGCCGAACTCGCCGTTTTTGAGTGTGGACATGGTATGGCTCCTTTCGTTATGGGATTTGTTTGGGTTGTTGGTATTTGAATTTGGTGCGGGATGGCGGTTTGTATTATTTACATTATACCATTCATTTTCTTGATATGCAATTATCATTATTATTCTATGGTTGAAAGCTATCCGGCAATTTTGATTCCGTCCCAATGTGAAAACCATACCGCATCGCTATTCCTTGAATCGGATATACAACAATGTTTTTGTAATCCAACTCATCAATAATTTTGGAAATAGCAGTAGTTTTGAGGATACTAACCAAATAATTACTTTTGAATATAACATAATTCAAATACGAGGCATGTTGTAGTATATATTCCATAACAGCTTTATCGTATATAATCTCAAACGGTAACTCTGTGTTACCATGTTGAATTATCCCTTCACGCAAATCATCAAACCGCGCTACTTTAAGGAAATCGTCGTCAGATTCTATCATATAAGCAGAAATTTCTAAGGCTTTCATTTTTCCCTGTTCCTTCAAATAGCTTTGATAATGGTTTTCCCAATTATTTTCCAATGACTTTCGATAATTCTCAAGACTGTTTCCATTAGAGTAAAATGATGAGGAAAACGGATGAATTAACGATTTCTCATTTATCGAAGACTCTATTTGCTTTTCGATTGCACGGTTTATATTTGCAATCTTCCTGCTGTTTTCACTACCTTTTTTATTGTGTTTGCTACTACTTACTTTAAAATGCTCAATCCAACCATTTTCCCCAATAAAATCAGGAAAGGTTGTTGTCTCACCATCTGTATCTTGTGCTGTGTCAATAAGAACATGAAGTTGCTGCTGTTCTTCTATTGATATTCCATAGTACCGGATTTCGTTTTTGTCGTATTGAAGCTTCACTTCTTCTAAGCATCGCTGTTCGGCTCTTCCCATATACAAACCATCCTCCAAACATTAAAAGCCTCTCACCGCAGTCAGCATGCTACTGATTACGATGGGAGGCTCAAATCTTTTGTGATAGCCTTATTATACCACGCTTCGTGAATTACTCAAGGCCAATCTCAATAACTCAGTCAATGTCCCAGTTGCCAAAATCCTTTGTGAGGACGAAGACGCTCTGATGGATGTATTGGGTGTTGGTTCAAGACATCTGCCTCAGCGTCGAGTGCTGAATAAGGACTACGATGGTTTTTGGGTGTGCAGGTGGTTACGATGTCATGGTGAGCGCTTGTTACGGCTTTGTTCGTTACTGTGGCATATCAATCGTCGTCATCATCATTTTTATCATAGCCACTGCACTCTTCACGATGTTCGCAAAAATCGCAACAGCAATCATCTGTAAACTCACCGGTTTCCCAGCATAAGTCGGTAGGATACATTCTTTGCCATCTTTGTATCCTCCCAAAAACAAAACCCCCGATGCCGTAACATCGGAGGAGTCGAAATCAATTATTCATCGTTCAGAATCTGTAGCAACTCGTCGAGGCTGGTCACATAGCGGTATTTCCCTGCCATCTCTTTCGGCAGCGGAATCATGTCACTCATGTAATAAAGAACCTGCACGCCGTTGCTGGTGCATTCGTTGTACTTATCAGTGTCACGCTGTTTACGCGCCTCGAAATCCCTGTCATCGCTGCCGTAGGGGTAAAAATGCTGCACACCCTGACACTCGATGGCGATGTTCTTGCCCGGCAGGAAGAAATCCAGGCGCTTCTTGCCCATCCACGGAAACATCTTTTCCCGCTGATACTCGATACCGTTGCATTTGAGCATCATGAGCACATCGTTTTCGAGATAAGACTTCTCGCGCAGGAAATCTTCCGTGTTTCGGTAAATTACCGGCTTGGCAGTCTGGCTGATAGCCTTGTTGGGGTTTAGCTTCTTGTAGTGAACGGTCGTGGGTCGGACATAGACGACCTTGCCGCTTTGCAGATGCCGGAAATGTCCGCAGCGCTCAGATTGGAGCACGCAGAACCCTGCAAATGTACCTTTCCCGGCACTGTCATTCACATAGACCACGATGCCTTTTTTGAGGTCCACGATAGTCTGCTTGGTTGTGCTTAGACATTCTCTGACATCCCCGACCGTTTCCTGCTCTCCGTTTGCGTGTACGATGCGCTGCTCGACCTTCCGACTCAAACACCGCCGCTTCCAGAGACATATCGTATGCAGCCAGATTTGCAGTATTAGTGCCGCTGAGCTCGGAGCCGTCACAGAGTTCCGTATATGTAGGGAATCGCGCTCGGTTCGCAACCACTTTTCCAGCAGGTTGCCAGACTCGTTCAGAACGGAAAGGCAGCCGTATACCCCATTTCGTGTATTTACCGCCATCATCAGTCCGTCCACACCGAATTCCTTCTCAGCCCTTCTCAGCTCGACAAATGCCGTCATTTCCCGCATCCGCCAGTTATCGGTAGGCATGACCATAGCACAGGTGTTCTCTCCATCAAAGCCCACGAGAATCGGGCACAGGAAAGTCGTATCAGCCCTTCTATGAACAAGGATATAGAATGATGCACCGTAGGTGTCATTCACCTTGATAGCGTACTCATCGTAGGGCTCCAGCCCATACTCGCCGCTGTTCAGTCGGAAATCACTGATGACTGATTCGTTGTCGGTCGTGAGTTTCGCAATGGTAGGCAGCTGCAGGATACGAGTAAGGCTCTTGACGACCTTATAGCAATCCGTCCCTTGCCTCTGCATCCGGTACTTGTCATGCGTCAAGTAGAATTCGCGTTGCCATTCGGCGTTTTTATTATTCATGTAAAATCCTCGTTCCCGGCTCCTTAGTGCAGAGAATCTGTAGTTGTGTTATTTTCTGAATCAAGTGCTTTCAGCATCTGTCCAGCCAATGCCACCGAAAGCAGCGGCGGGACCGCGTTGCCGATTTCTAAGCGTTTCAGGCAATCCGAGCCGTAGAACTGATAGTTGTCCGGAAAACTCTGTAACCGTGCTCCTTCTCGTATCGTGAGTGCCCTTGAATCTCTCGGATGGATGCATCTTGATGAGGACGGACAGGCAAAGTTCCGTGTGATGGTAGTGGCGGGTTTCTCCCACCAGAGTTTCGCGTAGGTGTTCTTGAACCCGCTCTTAGGTCTGAGTTCTTCCGGCAAATCATCCTTGCCTTGCCCATCTTTGAGCGCCGCCATGATTCTGCGAAGATGGGCGCTGTTGTTCGGGGCTTTATGCTCCGTAAGCGCATCGGAACCACCCTGCCGGACCCATTGAAGGAATGTATTGTCGGGAGGGGCGGCATACACGGTGCTTTTCTCCCCGCACGAGAGCGCAGGCAGGTCTTTAAGTGCATCTTGCAGCGTCACATACGGCAGTAGTCCTTCTCCGTGGGTAGGTTCCGGGTACTGAAAAGGATTGTCGTCCAAGAACCCTACTAGAATGACCCGTTCTCGTAGCTGCGGTACACCGTAGTCTACGGCATTGAGGATTTTGTATTGGAGGCTGTACCCTATATCCTCGAATTCCTTGCGGACATGCTCAAACAGGGCTCCTCCATCCATGCTCAGAATACCTTTGACATTCTCAAACAGGAAGGCTCTCGGATGTAGGATGCGGAGAACGCGCTTGTATTCCATGAATAGATTTGCCCGCGCATCCATCTGCCGTTTACCGAGCGTGGAGTACGACTGACACGGCGGACCACCAACCACGACATCAACTGTCCGGTTTCCTATCGCTTTACGGAGGACATTTTCTGACAGGTCTTTGATGTCGCCTTGCAGCATATTGACCGAAGGGTGGTTGATGGTATACGCTTTCGCGATATCCTTTTGCATCTCGTTTGCCAAGATTATTTCATAGTGCTCGTTTCTTGAAAAACCGTAACTCAGTCCCCCGACACCTGCGAACAGGTCAACAACGGTGTATTTCCTTGTCTCTGGCATGATGACTCCAATAAAAAATCCGGCACGAATCACTCATGCCGGGCAATGACTTTCTTGCTCTTCAATTTCATTCAGGATACGGTACAGTTCCATGCCCACGACTCTTGCAAGTTCGCAAGGCACTGCATTTCCAATTTGCTTATACTTGCTCGTGAGATTTCCGCAAAAGACCATATCTTTCGGGAATGTCTGGATAGCGGCTGCTTCTCTATAGGACAAGCGCCTTGTACTGCCTTTCTCCCCGAACTGCCAAAGGTCTTTGCCGACCTTCACCATGTCAGGCGAACCTGGCCAGAGAGGCACTTGCTTTGCCATCGCGGGAATCGTAAACGATACGCTGTCCCATGCGCGTTTCCGGTTCCGGGACATGTAGCGCGAGGAATAGGCTTCTTTGCAGATTTCATCGTCCGTCGCCGGGGCTAAACCCTCTAATGCCTGCCGGATACTGATGCGGTCAGGAAACGGTGCAGGAACCTTGAACTCTACGCCATACTTCTCAGCAAGGTCTTTTCGGATGCCCACAAGGAGGATTCGCTGTCTATCTTCCGGGACATGATAGTCCGCAGCATTGACAAGGTTGATGGACACCACATATCCCTTGCTCTCGAAATCCGCGATGATAGCGTCCTTGATTTTTCCGCCGCCAAGCGTAAGCAAACCTTTGACATTCTCAGCAAGAAACAGCTTTGGCTGCTTCTTCTCGACCAACTTGACGCAATGCCGGTAGAGCACATTCCGGCTATCGTCGATTTTCCTTGGCCCCGATAAACTGAAGCCCTGGCACGGGAATCCGAAAGATGCGATATCGCAATCCGGGATAGTATCGTAGTCTACTTTGCCGATATCGCCTTCCACCACCGTGGCATTACTCCACAACCTATGGGTCTCGCAGGCATCATGATTGAAGTCGTTCGCCCATACCGTATGAAACCCAGCCTGCTCTAAGCCGATATCAAGTCCCCCTGCACCGGAAAACAGCGAAACATGCGTGTATACTTTGTTCTTATTCATTTTTGGTCCTATAAAAACCGATGCGGAATCACTCCGCATCGGATACTTATTTACAAAAAATGAGCGTTAAATGCGCGGAATACACAAAAAACACACGCGCTCATTTATCGAACGCACGCGTGTGTTTAAGATGCTTTTTGTTGGTCGTTGTGCTTAAAAAAATAGCGGTATCTTCAACGTCTTTGCGCCGCATCGGCGATTCGCTCTTTCGCAACAACAAAAAAATCGGCATCCTTTTCGATGCCGATAAAGTTTCTATTCGTATTTATTGCCGCCACGCCGGTCGAGCCGCTTCCCATACAAAAATCAAGAACCGTATCGCCCTCATTCGTGTAACTCCTGATGAGCCACTCACACAGCGCTACGGGTTTCTGTGTGCCGTGCGCTGCGCATTTCTGCTTATCTGTGGCAAAGGTCAAAACGCTCGTAGGAAATCTCTCGGTGCTGTCGTAGCTTTTTGCCTTGTATTTCCCATAATCCTCAGTCATCTTGGAGTTCCGCTTATGCTCAGCCGTTGAGACCTTTCTCGGATGCCCTGAGGTCTTCTGCGGGTTGTAGGTGGGCAGTTTCCTGTAAAACACTAGGATGTCTTCATGCGCCCTTAGCGGCATCCGGTTCGCGTTGAGGAATCCTACCGGAGATGTCTTCTGCCAGATGAGGTTATATCGCCACGGGATGACTTTGCTGTCCATCAGGGTCTTGGTGTATGCTCCCGCCGAGAAAAGAATCACTGCGCCGTTTTCGGTCAGGATTCTATCCAGCTGCTTCCAAATCCCCTGCTGTTTGTTTTGGGTCCAATCGGACATTGCATCGGCACATGAAATCCCCGCCTTGTAGCAGAAAAGAAGAAACTCAGTCAGGCTTAGTCGCTTCCCGTCCTTCTCGATGAAGTCTTCAAACGGCAATACCGTATCCCAAGCCTGATGTGTGATACCGTATGGCGGGTCTGCTAAGACGAGGTTCACGGAATGCGCCGGAATTCCGTTCAGCTTCTCGCAGCAGTCTCCCTGCATCAGCGTAACGGCGCTCATGCTTTACCTCGGAACAGTTCCTTCAAGGCATCCAGCTGGTCAGCCTGAACCCTGCCGTCTCGGATGATGGTGAAGAATCTACCATCATCGAGCAAAGCCCTATCCTGCTGCCCGTACATCGTCACGATACCCATGTGCCGGCCTTTGAGGTAGTTCAGCATATCCTTTTCCGGGAACTCTTACCGGAACCGCCACGAACAGATACTGAACGGAGCGTACTTATTGATGAAATCCTCACTGTCGCTGTGAAATACCTCGTCCCGATTTCGGTATCTGTGATGCCGCGCCGTAGTCGCAAGGATATCTACTCCGTGGACCGCAGGCGCATCGGTATCGACCAGAGGTCCGAACACGACCAATTCCTGTACCTGAAACACGAAAGGTCTTTCCGCCTCGCTCTTATTGATTAGAATGGCTCGCTCAATCGCTTCCAGACACCGTTTTTGTGCGAGCGCTCGTGAATATTGCCGCTTTTTTTCCGCCATGATGATTTCCTCCGCAAAAACAAAAAAGCCCCGCGCAGACATTTCATCCACGCGGGGCTAGAACAAACCATGAGATTTTAGAAAACTGCTGCCGTCTGCAAAACGACCGGCACCACCGTACTAAGCACCAGGGTCAGCGTCATCATGACCGCCATGACGAGCGAAGCCGCCTTCTGAGCTTTCTTCCGATTTCACATCTTTTGTACCTCTTTTCGAGAAAAATCAAGCCGCAGAGAACGAATCCCTGCGGCTTACATACTAAATCACCTTATATTCTCCATTGTATCCAATTCGCACAAATGTGCAACTGCCAAGCACCGAACACGTATATTTTCAGTCACCGGGCTTGCCGCCTTCCTTTCTGCAGCCCGTTAGCAGCCTACCGAACGGCAGCAGCTGAATTCCCAGCGCGTCACCTTTCCCAAACTGCTTCGTCCAGAACGGAAACAAGGCGAACCCTTTCCTGTGCCATCCGTTCTTGTATTCTCGTGTACTTTTTTGTATCTTTTTGTTGTTTTCTCTATTGCAATTCTATTTGCGTCCTTGTATAATAGTTACAGAATAGTACACAAAGCTACAAAATGATACACGCGAAAGGAGTCGCCGTATGTTTTCCATCAAGCTGAACGCCCCTGTCCTGCTTCGCAAGCAGTTGCCGGTGATTGCCAAGGCATTGCATGTCGATGAGAAGGTCCTTGACGATTTTATGACCGTTTCGACTTTCTATGGCGTCAAGGATGGCAAAGGTACGATTGTCCCGATAAAGAAAACGGATACCATTGTCCATATCGATTACAAAGCATATGATAACTACTACTTTGTTGTCGATGCTATCCTGCAATACGCCAAAGACATCGATACATCTGTTACTCTCCCTGTCATCACTAAAATCGAACTCGGTACAGATGTTTTCAAGAAATTTTCTCCTGACCAACTCGGCGACATTATGTTTTTGACCAGAAGACTCAAAGACAGCAATGAACGCGTTACGAAACTTGCTGAATTGAACGCTCCTGATATCCTTCTTGCTAATGAGCGTGCGCTATTATGCAAGAAGGTTGAATTTCTCGAGGATAATGAACACACACCAAAACCTGACAGGAACATTGACGGACATGTGTGCGCCTCCTTACATGATATCGGGTATTCGATTCTTGACGGCTGGCTGAACAAGAATGATTCAGTTTTCGAGAGTGACGGCAAAAACAATTCCGGGTATGACCCTGATAAATTAGCGGCACTCGTCAAGAAAGCCATCGGTACGCGGACACAGGAGCAGTTTTCCCAGACATCGCACCTTGGTCGCGTATATGTGAACCGTCTTGCAAACGGCAAAACACAGTCTCAGCCTACCGAGGTGACATTGAAGAAAATCGCCAAGGCAACGGATGCCGTGACGGAAAACGAGCTTCGTCAGGCATGCGGTTACGAGCCGCTTCCGGGTGAGGATGTCGTGGAGTCGAAGAAACGCATCGAAACCGTGGACGACTACACATGGATTCACGAGAACGTAAACTATTTTCTCGAATTCCTGAAAGCGCAGATTCCGATGTCGTTGCCGCTGTATAATCTGGTCATCCTCGAGAATCAGTACATGAGCATCCACAAGGACGGCTATGACCTTTTCGGTATTCATCGCTGCTCAGCTCCCGTCGAGTATTCTGAGGACGGTACTGTTGCGAATGTCATTTATCCCGTTACTTTCGATTGGACAAATTTCCAGCGTGGCATCCGCCTCTCTGCGGCCGTCGGGCTTTTGGGACACTACAGCAAAAACGATGAACTGTACATCACTGACTACATCACCGATGTCGATGCGCTGTACAAATATGCGCCCTTCTTGCACAAGCCTATCGACAAAGTGGGAGAAAATTTTAGGGAAAGCGGCGTTGATATTAAAGACTTCCCTGTTTTTTACTACACCATAAACCTGAAAAAAGCATTCACAGCAAAGCATGTCCTTGCAAAGATGGAGAAGTTCCTGAGCAGCCTTGTGAAAGTCCGCGTGGACGCTCTCGGATTCTATGCGGACAATCTGAGCGATGAAACCTTCATTAAGTTCCTCAAAAATCATGAGAAGGTCATGACGAACGAGTATGCCGACAGCGAAATCAAGGACTTCTATGAAAATGTTGTTGTGCGCCATGGCGATATCGAGGATTTCTTTGCGGAGAACTCAGACTACAACAATAAGGCTGCTATCATTGCCTATGTTATCCAGAATGAGGCTTCTGACGACACCTACCGTCGTCTGGTAGACGGATTCACCTTTGACGATGATGACAAGGAAGATAGGCTCTGCGTTGCCGCCTCGAAGCGTGAAATCGAAGCATGGCAGAAAGAGCATCCCGGTAACGGCTTTAACATGAAAGTGTTCTCTGACACTCTGAAAAAGTATGCCGATGAGTTGGGCTTAGAGTTCGGTGACATGTACTACTATCTTGATGTCGAGGATGACAAGGCTGACGAGATGGGCGTTCGCGTCTAATACCTGCCTGATAGCCCTGACTATCCCAGACAAAAAACAATGCTGCTACCCATTATCTGGGTAGCAGCATTTTTGTTTTCCGTTCTGGACATGCATTATCCCGCAGCGGCATCCACACCGGGGCCCTTCTGCCGGTTTTCCCGTGAGTACCCTGCTGGCGGACGGTGGGCGGCAAGCAGTGCCGGTGCTTTGCGGTTCTGCAGGATTCCGGGCAAAAAGAAAACGAGAACTGCGCCATTAGCGGAGTCCTCGCAAAAGATAATTCTTTTTGATTACATCGTTAGTATACCCCGAGCCGCACGGATGTGCAAGAGGTCATTTGCGATTCTTTTGGGCAGGTTTCTGGCATCCTAAGCGCATCGCCTTGCAGTAGATGGCAGTGCTTGTTCTGTTCAGAGTTTTCTGCAGAGATTCGCTCGCGCCTTCTTCGGGAAAGCGTTCCCGGAGCACCTTTTCCTCATCAGCCGTCCACATCGAGCGTTTCTGGTACACAAGGCCCATGATGCTCGTATGGTTCAAGACAGAAGCGCGGCTGCGGTTGAGGTCTTTCAAAAGAGCTTCGCTTGCACCTTCCCAAGGATATCTCTCCATGAGAATATCCTCCTCTTCCTTGGTCCACCGGCGTCTATTTTCGTATCGGAGCCCCAATGCGTTAGCCTTCATACTGATGAGATAGGCACTGTGCTGAAACAGTTGCATCAGTTCCTGGCTTGCTCCCTCTTTCGGGTATCGTTCAGCCAGAATCTTCAACTCCTCCTCGGTCCAATAATGCCGAGCGCCTACTATGCCGAGCAGACGAGCCTTTCTGTTAATGGTCGCGGCGCTTCTGCCGAGCAGTTTCTGGAGGTCTTTGCTGGCACCCTCGTTCGGATACCTCTCTCTCAGAATTTTGATGTCCTCGTCAGTGAATCTCTTTCGGTTCGCGTTGCGAAGCCCAACTTGCTGGGCCTTGAAGTGAATCCCCTGTTTTGTGCGGTTCAAGGTCTTTACGAGCGCATCACTCGCGCCCTCCTTCGGATACCGCTGATTTAAAATCGCTAATTCTTCTGATGTCCAGGGTTTTGCCATGGTTTTACACCTCTTTCGTTCGTTGGCAACAAAAAAGAGCAGACGCACCACTTTGGTGAATCTGCTCTTCTTCGTCAGAATATGAATTGTACGGAAGTCGTTTATTATGCTGCTATCTATCGTACAATTATCAGTGTATGCCATTCGCACAGCCTGGCAAGAGGAAACTGTGCTCAGAACGAAAATGGCGCTGGCTGCGCTGCATCGTTTGGTCGTCGTATATCGGTATGCCGACATAGTGCGGGCGTACCCATTTTTTATGAACGCTGTTGAAGAAAACTCTCATTATTGTGTATGAGTTGCAACTCCTACCAGTTTTGCGTCCTTGCACATTTTCCCAACGAGTTTTTGCTGAAATCCGCGCTTTTTCCAGCGAGTTTTCGGTTGTATCCCATGTTTTTCTGTGGATGAGCCTATTGAGAGAAATTTTCTGCACCGCTTTTTCAAAAATTTGCGCCTTTGACATTGCCTAACAAAGGCAAGCTATGTTCAGAACGAAAATAGCAATGGCTACGCTTTGTGCGCATCTTGTGTATGGATTGCAACAAGCCGATGCACCCCCAATAATAGCAAGCTCCGGGAGCAATGCAGCCCCCGGAGCTTATTTGATGATAAATGAAGAACGCACACCCTGTCTATAGCTTCAAAGCTTAGGCGGGGTTAGCTTGCTTTTGGGATTGAGAATCGGAAAATACAGTCTTCCTGTTCGTTCCGATTCAGATATTGCGTACATGTGCGAATTGCATACAATGGAATTGTAGAATACTTTAAAGGAGGTGAGTGCTTTGAATATTACATCTAGCTATCAAGTCAGAATCGTCAACTGCAGTGTCAACCTTAACGATACGGTTCGTATATATCAAGGGGCACTCTCCTACCTGATTGGTATTGTCAATGAGAACTGGGTTGCCGTAAAAAGCATAACTACCGGGACCTTGGAACAGCAACGCTATATCGAAAAGCTGGTTCATGGCAATAAAAACCGTGAAGCCAAATATCCGGAATTCGATAAAAGGTTCCATAAGTATCCTTCGTACTTGCGCCGTGCAACCATTACAGCTGCTATCGGTGCAGTGAGCAGCTACCACAGCAATCTTGCTAATTGGGAAAATACCGATAAGCAAACGGCTGCACCTACGCTTCGGTTTGACAGAAAATCGTTTCCTACATTCTTCCGCGATGACATGTTCGAGGTGGAAGGCGCACCCGAAAAGGTGAAAGTTCCAAAGAATCCGAAAGCCAAGGACAAGCTCACGCCGGAAGAAAAGAAAATCGAGAAGGAAAAACGTCAGGCTGCTCAGTTAAAGAATTCTCAAAATGAGATTACAGCTCTAAATGACAAACATACGGTTCACCTGAAAGTCTATCATAAGAACGACTGGGTGTGGGCTACTGTCACTTTGCGTAAAACCGATATTGCCTACCTGCGCAAATATTGGATGCACGCCTGCGCCTCTGCGCCTGTACTCGAAAAACGCTTTGGTAAATACAGCTTGCGCTTTTCGTTTGAGGAAAATATATCCCTTAGTAAAACACCTATCAAAAAGCAACGAATCTGTGCAGTCGATTTAGGTCTTAATACAGACGCGACTTGCTGTATCATGACCGCAGATGGAACTATCCTTGCAAGAAAGTTTATCAATTTCGCAAGTGACAAAGACCATCTGTATCATGTGCTCAATCGCATTAAGAAGTTTCAAAGACTGCACGGTTCTCGCGAGGCACATAATTTTTGGGCGTATGCCAAACGCATCAATGATGAGTTGTCCAAAAAGATTGCTTCTGCCATTGTAGAATTTGCGGTTCTCTATTCTGCTGATGTGATTGTTTTCGAGCACTTGGATTTCAAGGGCAAGAAAGCATCTTCCAAAAAGCAGAAAATTCAGATGTGGCGAAAAAACGGTATCCAGCACATTGCGGAGCATAAAGCACACCGCTGCGGTATCCGTGTTTCGCATATCTGCGCTTGGGGAACCAGTAAGTTGGCGTTCGATGGCAGCGGTAAAGTGACCCGTGCGCAAAATAACCATTCCCTTGCCTCTTTTGAAAGCGGCAAACAATACAATGCGGACTTGAATGCGTGCTATAACATTGGTGCCCGGTATTTCATCCGCGAGGTAACAAAACCCATGTCAAAGAAGGCATGGTCTCAGTGTAAGGCTAAAGTTCCTGACATTGAGCGTAGAACCCAATGCACTTTGTACTCCCTTAAACAGTTGCATTCACTGTTGAGTCCCCCCATGGCGACTCAACAGCCCGGGCCCATCTGTTGGGATTACACTGTGTTGCGAGAACTTTGCGGGAGACTAACCCCTATGTGGCGACCAATGCCGTCAGGCATTGTTAGCTAAGTTCGGGTCGTATCTCCACCTTCGGGTAACGCAGAGATTTGCCGTGGGGCTACAACCCACGGAGAAGCCCCAACTATAGCCGAAAGGCTTAGGTGGGGAGGTTCACATTGTTCCGCATATTGTTCCGAGCCATCCCCCACACACAAAAAAGCCCTGCACACACCAAAAGCGGCATGTGCAGGGTCACTCTTTTATCCGAGAGGCATTTCCAACACTTCGAGGATATAAGTAAAGAAGTAGAACGCAAGATTCCCGATTTTATCGGAGTCATGTTCGATGTTTGCCATGATACGGCTCAAAGACCCGTTTCTCAGCGACTTCATAGCAGCGTAGACAAGCAGATAGACATTCACATAAGTCATCTGCTCCTTGGGCTTGTAGCCCTCGTATTCCTTCAACTGGCACTCTCTGGAAATCTTCTGAGCCAGCGAATACCAGCTGCGCAGATAAAACTGTCCTCCCTCTTGGTTCATCTCCTGCTGTACTCGGACCTGATATTTCGGATAGTTGTTGTTGACGACCTCGGCGAACTCTGTATCCTTGAACTTATTCTGGTGATAATACAGCCACAGAGTCGAGTTTGCCAAGTCCATGCACACCGCAGCTAGAAGCTGTGCCTTGTCATCGTCCAGCGGTACAGTATGCGTCACGGATTCCTCTAAAGACTTGCCGTTGAACAAGTCCACATGCTTATACGAATCCTTGCCGGCCTTTACTGTCGTGTCGATGAATTCTTTGAAATCCTCGACCAGTGCCACATACGCTTGATACTGAATGTCCTCGGTAGAATCCTTCGTATCTTCAACGAAATTTTGCTCGTTCATAGTCTTTCCTTTCTCGCAATAGTTGTTTTCAGCGGCAATACCGCTTGCCTGTATACTTCATGGTACGCAATTCGCACGAATGGACAACTATTTTTGCGAAATAAAAAGGCAGGCTCCGGAAAGGACCTGCCTTTAGTAGTATTAGAGGTTAAAGATTCCCAGCCAGCGCCGGAACTTGATGCCGAACAATTCCTGTGCCTGCTCGTAGTTCATGATAAGCTGGTTGCCGCCAGAAATCTCTGCTTCGAGGGAGTTCGGCAGCTCGTCTGCTATGTATTTCAGTTCGTACCAAGGTCCATCCTGTGGATAGGTATAAATGAGCCGATTCTGCTTCTTGTCCACCCGGAACTTACTCGGGTCTGCCTGCCATGCCAGTTCGATTTTCTCAATCGCAGCTCGACCAATGCTCTCATCACCCATGTAGTCGTTGTAATACAGGATACGCACATAGTCCGGCAAATCGATTCCGCAAGCCTCGAAGATATCTGCAATGACACTGGACGAAGCGTGGAAGATATCCGGGAAGTATTCCTTGCCATTCGCATTCTCACGCATTTCTGTCGTCATCTCATCGATGCAAACAAGCATCCGGCGGACATATTCGCCATAGAACGCGGTTGTCAGCTCCGACATGCTCTCATTCACACGCTTCGAGTTCTTGGCACCGCGCTCGTTGTCGATTTTAGCACCGATTCGACAGATGATAGCACGTTTCGAGAGGTCTTTTGTCAGAGAAGTGATTTTATTCGATGTGATAGATACGGCAGGATAGTTCACGAGCCTATCTGAGATACCCCATTCATCGTTCTTGATTACCCGTTCTGAATGGTTCTGGAACTGGGTCTTGGCGAGGTCATCGATGTTCAGCGGCAGTCCCTCACATACTCGTTTGAGGCCGTCGATTCTTGTGGCTGTGAAATCCTCCGTTGTGTTCATCTTGACGGTCTCACCGCACATGAGTTTGACAAGGAACTTGATAAAGGTCGTCTTGCCGCCATTTGAGTCGCCGTATATAACGCCATACATCGGGAACAGCTTGGTATCGTAGTTGTTCCTCGATGCAAAATACCGTAGATACGCCATGAACGGAGTAGCCAGATACCATGTCATATACTTGAAGTAGTCCTTCTTAGCCTGCTCGACATCGCCGTAAAAGTAGTCCATGCCTGAGAAGAACTTCTGGATGCTCTTGATGTTCTTGGCTACCTCGCTGAGATTCGGGTTGAGGTCGATGTTCTCGTCGTTGAAGGTCATGGTCCCGGCATCATAGTCGATATGTAGTTTCGGAAGCTGCTTAACTGCTTCAGCTGCCACACGCCGAACCTCGGTATATCGTTTCGTAAAAACACGCATCGGTTCCGCTGCTACCACAATACGATTCGCTTGTACCGGCATCTTAGGTATAATTGGCTCGACGAGTTCCTGCATCTTCTTCACATCGGCAACTATCTCGTATTCGACCTCATCCTCGGGTTGCGCCTGTTCCAAAAAGATGAGTTTCTGCTTTTCGATGGATTAGAAGACGGGCACTTCCTTGATGTTTTCTTTTAGGTAGTCTTCCTGATTCATAGTGCTCACGACTGCCTTATACGAAATGTTGTCGGAGCAGGTCTCCTTGAAGGTCTCGAACAGGACCTTATAATGCGAAAATGCCGCCTCGTCATCGAAGCAAACGATATTCTCTCGCTGGATGCCGCAAAACGCCGATGCCGACATATTCGCACTGCCGGTGATGACTCGGACACGCTTATGGTCAGCGCTCTCCAAGATAAAAATTTTCTCGTGTGATTTCGTGTCCCGCGATACATACAGCTGCAAGGACCCGTCATCGAGCCGGTTCGCGAGGTTTCCTGCCGACTTAGATTTTGCGAGCCGCTGCACGCTGTCGATTTGCACCGACATAATGGCAGCAATGTCGTTGGCGATGATTTTCTCGCATCCGAACACGACTTCAGCATACGAGAACTTGTTGATGACCTTATTCACGAACTCGATACCGGAGGAGAAAGTGATAGCATAGAGTCTGTCGAACCCGTCAAACAACTCTTCCCAATTCGTTTCGACCGTATCAGCATATATCGCCTTCACAACACTCAGCGCCTGCGTAGAGATGCTCGCCTTTGCCTTCGTGGTCTTGTTCGCCACGAGTTTGAAGGGCTTATCCGTCTGTCCTTCACTGGCCCCAGTATCCTCGCCGGGGTCCAAGAGTTCTTCCGGGCCTTCCTCGGTGTATTCGGGGCTTTCCGATGCCATCATGTCCATGAGCGACATCTGATTTTCCAAGTCGTTTGCTTTCCTTCGTGCCATTTTGTGTCTATCCTTCCTAAACAGATTTGGGTCATTTCTTTTGGTCGGGTATATAAGCGAGCAGTTACTTTTTTAGCAACTAATCATTCGTTCATGTTTTTTGTTTTTTCGGTCAACTTTGATTTTAGGTATTCCTAGTTTTATTCTACCACTTTAGCTGTCCCATTGTCCGGACTTTAAACTACTCGGTGCAAGTTTTATCTGACTCAGCCGGATTTTATTCGTCTTTTCTTGTATCCTCTTCGCGTTTCGTTTAATTTCGTGCCGTTTTACAAAAGCAGCCGTCTTTCTGCAAATACATCCTTGCATCGCTCTTTTTATCCTCTAATTCCCATTGTATGCAATTCGCACGGCTGTGCAACTGACCGTAGAATATCAAATTGCTGGAAATCATACCGCAGAATATCAAACTGCTGGTAAAATCAGCTTGCTTTTCCTTCAGATTTCTGTATTTACAAAATAAAAAGCCGTCCACCCAAAAAGGTGAACGGCATATACTTTTGCATGGGTTTACGCCTGCGCTGCTTCTGGTTTTTTTCCGTTGTACAAGGCCGCAACCATATCGACCGCCTCATCCATCGAGCGGCACTGGTAGCTGATGACCGTGCCATTACCAACCAGCATGTTACCGCTGCGCCAGAATGCCTTGGAGTCAGTGGTATAAATGGTGTTGCTTTCCACACGCAGCTCCACGCCGCTGTTCGTCATGACTGTTTGCATTATTGTACCTCCTAAAATCTTCGACCACCGTACAGCCCTATGACCGTACCCATTGCTTCGTCTTTCGACTGACAGTTGTAGCTGATGACTATGCCACTGCATGTCAGCATCCTGCCGCAGAGGTTGTATGTCTTGCCGTCCGATGCAATGAAGAGATTGCCACAGCAATTCACTGTCACACCGGATTTCGTATACACTACCATGCTCTCACCGCCTTTACCGATTTTGTTTGTTTTGTGCTGTTGCCCTTTAACCCGCCGTATTTTGCCAAGACGAGGCACAGGGCGTCTCGAATAGTCTCGGCATGCCCATAGACATGCCCATCGTCACCAATGACTTTTGCCCCCTGCATCCAGTAGGATGTATCGTCGGAGGCAAAGACCGTACTGCCATTGAGGACCAGCGTTACGCCTGACGCAGTTTCGATTTTTGCTATGCCCATATTCGTTTTGCCGCTTTTCTGAGTCGTTTTTCTTCGATTTTGTTGATTTTTCGGTTTGCTTTCTGAATTTCAGTCGTATCTGATTCTTTGCTTTCGTGTCGCGTGTTGTGTTCTAAAATTGCTTTCGCAAAATCCGCCCGTTCTTTTTTCTTTTGTCATCGTCCTTTTTCTTTTTCTTGTTGGACTTAGCCAAAATCAACACTATGCCGCCCGGCGTATAAGCCGTTTCCGTAAGCCTTGTTCACAGCTTTTTCGAGTTCTTCCTGAAACTCCTGTTCTTCTATTTCGTTCTTTCTGAATGCTTCCGCAAACGCCTTGTACAAGTCATAGGTCTCCTTGTCTGGGTTAAATGGTGATGTTCTGTAGTATTCTGTTACGAACCATTTCTTGCCGTCGATGCTTGTCAGATAAAATCTGGTGTTTGGAATTGGAATGCTTCCCATCATGTTAATTACCATCCCCCGCGTGAAAGGCGAACCCACTCCGTTCTCGTGCTGTGCGGAGTATGATGAGCATATACTTCATATTGCAGCTTGCGCTCATACTCTGCTCTTGACACCTGTTCTTCTTTCAGTGCTCTAACCGTGGAAAGGAGCTCATCCTCCCTACCTTTCGCTTCGCCTCTGGCAAATGCTGCTTTTTCGGCTTCTTCGATGCGCTGGTATCTACTCTTTCGTTCCTGCTCAATGCAGAGTAGCCCGTTGGCTACTGCGCCGAGAAACTCCTGTATCTCAGATTCCGGGATGAGTTCCTTTCCGTCCTTGTCTCTAGATACGCTGCAATAGCCATTATCGTCATAACGGATGAAATAAGGAGAGTTTGGAACCTGTTGCGTTTTCATGGCTTTTCCATCCTTTTCTGGAAGACTATCTGCCGGGAGTGTTTCCCGTTGCCCGCTGCTCGCCGCGTGGAGGCTGTCTTTTTGAGCAGCTGCGCGGACAAAACCGCGCTTTTGAGTTACAAAATGAAGGCTGGGAAAGCCCACGGTTTCAACCGTGGGATGATAGGCCGACAATAATGGTTTTCTTCGTATCTACCAATATAATTGTAATGTGACGATGTTGTGATATAAAGTTCATATATCTGTAACATAAATTTGTCTGAATTGTGATAAAATAGATACATGAAAAGAAACTACAGACGCACAAAAGCAACCGTTTCTATGATAAATTATCACTTTGTGTTTTGCCCACGCTATCGAAGGAAATTATTTCTGGTGGATGGGTTTGAAGCTCGTTTCAAGGAACTTGTAACTCAAATTTGTGAGCAAAACGACATTGTGATACTGGCAATGGAATGTCATATAGACCATTGCCATCTTTTCGTGAATGCTCCGCCTACATTAAGTGCTGCAGAAATCATGAAAATTATTAAAGGAACCACCGGCAGGATACTCAAGCAAGAGTTTTTTCCTGACACGGTTATGCAAATGTGGACACGCAGCTATTTTGTAAGCACTGCCGGAGATGTGTCTACCGCTACGATTCAACACTATGTGGAACAGCAAAAAAAGAGAGGAGGGTAACTTTATGGCTTTCGGGAGCAAGAATAGCACGCCATCATTTGTATTGACATTGCCTCTTGATATAAGTCTCAACGAGCAAGACTATCTGTATAAGGAGTTCAAGAAATGTGGCACTATCTATAATCAGCTTGTCAGCGTCACTACGAAAATGTGGCATCAATTGCGCAAGATGCGCAAATATCGGGAATTGATGGCAGCTATTGCTAAAGCTGCTCCCGACAGCGATGAGCAGAAAGTCCTCTTTAAGCAACGCGAAAAGATGCTTAAAGAATATCGTTTTTCTGAAGATGCTTTTCATAAGTTGGTTGTGCCGTATGCAAGGCACTATGCCATAAACTCCCATATAGCACAGGCAGTTGCCTCTGATGTTTGGAAAGCATGGAACACTTTCTTCTTTAGCAAAGGAAAAGAGGTTCACTACAAAAGGTTAGATGATTTAGCAGCTATCTCCGGAAAAAACAACTTCACCGGTATCGTGCTTCGCCCGGCAAACCTCACTACAAGCAATATAGAGTCGGCTAAGCGCAAGGCGCAAAAAGCCGTTGAGAAGCGAAACGATGATATGTACGGGCGACCTGACCCTAAAGACGATAAGAAAGTCGTTCTTCCCGATGAGGTAAAACCACAAATGGAAGCTGAAATTGCTGCCGCT